ACACAGGCACAACGGGTGCAGCCCTTCGCATCGCTGCATCCATGGTCTTGACGCAGGGCAACAACCACCAAATCAAAGTCTACATCGCCAAGAACGGCACAACGATTGACCAGTCAATGACGGAAAACACGACGAGTCATAGCAACGGCCATGCCATTTATACGGAGGCATATGTTACAGGTGCGGTCAACGATGAGTTCACCATCTACATCAACGCAATCGATAGCGGTGGAAGTATCACGATTTCAGCCCTTTCATTCACAGTTCATACGCTATGAGCAAGTCAACGCAGCACTTCACCCAATGGCTTGGGATAGAGCATAAGGTCCCCGTGATGTTGGAGAACCGTTCTGGCAAGTATATCACCTACGGCTTTGCGAACGAGTATCCCTACTACCTACTTGACAACTATCGCAGGTCGTCCAAGCACAACGCCATTGTCAACGGAAAGGTGAACTACATCATGGGCGGTGGATGGCAGGCAGGCGACAACCTGACCGTAGAGCAGCAGGCCCGATTCATCAAGTTTTTTGACGGACTTTCCAGCACCGAGGACTTGAACGACATCACGGAGAAACTGGTCCTTGACTTGGAGATTTTCAACGGCTTTGCGGTCGCAGTTACTTGGTCCAAACTTGGGACCATCGCCAAGATGGAGCATATTCCCTTTGAGAAAATCAGGGTGGACAAAGAGGAGAAGATGTTTCAGGTGGCGGACTGGTACAACGATGACATGATGCAACTCTTCCCCAAAGTCGGGGACATCGAAAAAATCCCTGCATTCGACCCGGAGAACCGCCTCGGAAAGCAGTTGTTCTACTATCGGGTGTACGCAGCAGGCGTAAAGCACTATCCTCTACCCGAATACATCGGAGGGAATGCGTGGATTGAGGCAGACGTACAGGTCGCCAACTTCCACAACAACAACCTCCGCAACAACTTTTGGGGCGGTTACTTGATTAATTTCAACAACGGCATCCCAACCCCCGAAGAACAGGGGGACATTGAGAGGCAGATTAAACGCAAGTTTTCGGGAACGGACAACGCTGGTCGCTTTGTGGTTACGTTTAACGACGATGCGGCCAAGGCCCCGACGCTGGAACCGCTGACTCCTTCGGATATGGACAAGCAGTTCGAGATACTGAACAAAGCCATTCAGCAGGAGATATTCATCGCACACCGTGTAACCAACCCCATGCTATTCGGAGTCAAGACCGAAGGCCAATTGGGTGGACGCAACGAATTGGTCGAGGCTTACGAGTTGTTTAAGGCAACATATGTGAACGACCGGGTCCGCAAGGTGGAGCGGATGATAAACTACCTCGGCTCCTTCAATGGCGTGGAAGGCATGGAACTTATACCGGTAGAACCTATCACGGAGCGACTAAGCGAACAAGCCCTGTTGCAGATAATGACCCAAGACGAACTGCGAGAGAAAGCAGGTCTGCAACCGCTTGAGAAACCTGCCGACGTGGTTGGTCCTAACCCCCAACCCGACGAGCAACCGCAATCCGTGGAAGCATTGCAGAGCAACGACAACATCAAGAAGTTATCGGGCCGTGAGTACCAAAACCTCATGCGTATCGTCAGGCAGTATATGCAGGACAAAATCACTTTGGAGATGGCTCGGACCATGCTTTCGGCTGGATTCGGTCTGTCTGCTCAAGAGATTGACACGATGCTCGGAGTGCAGGCCCAAGAGTTCAGCGAGCCTCAATGGGGCGAAGAAGACGATGAGGACTACGGATGGGGCGAAGAAGAATTTAAGGTCTTGGAGGTCGTTGCAAGCAAGTTCGGATGCCATGCAGACGACTACCACGTCATGCACTCCAAGCCGATGCGGTTCGATGCCAACATCGACGAAAATATACGGTTGGCCTTTGCCGAACTGGGCGAGGAAGAAAAGGAACTGGACAAGAAGATTGAGGCGTATCGCAAGAAGAACCGGGACGCATCGGTTGAAGAAATGGCAAAGGAATTTGGGGTCAGCAAAGCCAAGGTCGCCAAGCGGGTCGCTTACCTAATCACAAAGGACCGCTACCCAATCAGCAGGGCGGTGGATAAGATTGCCGAGCAAAACCTTCCCAAGAACGTGAAGGAAGTTGCCGAGCCAGTCTTGGAAGTCAGATACAAATACGCATGGGCAACAGGGTTCAGCAACAAGGACAAAGGCTCCAGCCGTGAGTTCTGCAAGGTTATGCTTGACTTGGCCGGGCAGGGCAAGGTTTACACGAGGGAGGACATCGATGGGATTTCTGCGATCATGGGCTACTCCGTTTGGAACAGGAGGGGCGGTTGGTATCACACACCCAGCGGAGTGAATAGACCGCAATGTCGCCATGTATGGGAGCAGCAGTTGGTCATCCGTAAAGGCAATAAAATCAGCAAGGCATGAAGGCACTATTCATAAGCGAAGAAACGCTGCTCGACAATAGCATCATCAACGAGAACGTCAGTTACACGCAGATACGCCCAACGGTCATCAAGGTGCAGGAGATGCGGATTCAGCCCATCGTTGGCTCTCCGTTGTATGGGGAATTGGTTACGCAGGTCGTCAGCGGTTCAACCTCTGCACTCAACCAAACGCTCTTGGAGGACTACATCCAGCCGGCTATGATTCAGTGGCTTTACTACGAACTGCCCATGGTCTTAGCGTTTAAGTACATGAACAAGGGGATGGTCCGCAGAACAAGCGAAGAGTCCTCCCAAATGAGCATGGAAGAGATTACCCGGCTAACCGACAAAGTCAAGAACGATGCCGAGTGGTATTCCGAACGCATTACCCGCTACCTCATGGAGAACCGCAACTCCTATCCCTTGTGGAACTCGCCTCCTTCTGCTCTTGACACCATCTACCCGAACGCTACCAACTACCGCACCGGGATGGTCCTCGACCGCAACCGAAGAATGGGAATCAGCAACCTTGACTACCCCTACCCTTACGGTCAATTCGGGGCGTGTAATGACTGCTGACGATGGGTGCGCACAAGAAGAACATACTGAAACTGCAAAACTATGTCTTGGATAAAAATCAAGCAAGCCCTGCTGGACCTTGCAAATGCTCATCCACAGGTCAACTCGTTCGGGACGGGCGACCCTCTTGCGGTAGGCACGGACAACACGATAAATCTTCGAACCCCAAGCCGTGAGCGCATCGTCTATCCGCTCGTGTTTGCGGACGTTCAGTCTGCAACTACTGACGCTGGCACTTTGGACTTGGTGGTTGGGGTATATTTTAGTGATAGAGTTGAGTCCATTAAGCCAATGGGCGGAGTGGTTTCAGGCAGCCCTACGTTGGGTTGGCAGGACAACGAAGATGAGGTCTTAAGCGACCAACTGCAAATCGCACAGGACTTCATATCAGCCCTCACAAACGACCCAAGCGAGGACTGGACCCTCTCATCCAGCGTATCGCTCACGAGGTTCGTAGAGAGCCGGGATGACCGCACGGCAGGGTGGCAGGCGACGATGACCTTTGAAATCCCTTACTCTCACTCCGTTTGTGAAATTCCAACCTAAAAGACATTTACAATTAAACGCTAAAAAATGCCTACACCTATTTTGCAACAAATGCTCGGCCAAGGCGGTACGATGGAGTTTATCAATGGAGCCGTAAGCGGTAAAGTTTACGACTTCTTGGTAGTCAACGCCGCTGCTACTTTCACGGTCTTAACGGGAACTGGTGGCGAGAACCTCCTGACTCCTTACAACTTATCGGGCGCATCCATATCCGCTGGCATCGTTATCAGCGGTCGCAATGGCGGCAAGATTACGGCCGTTACGCCCTCCGCAGGTTCAGTCATCGGTTACACATTCCTGTAATGCTGATAGGTTACGGCTACGGCTACCCGACCAATATGCTCATCGGTGGACTTGCTGCCGGGGTTTGGGGTGCTTTTAATGCAAGGGCTACGGCTGACGGAGCAACCGCTGCCGAGGCTGCCGTGAATGGCTGCCTGTTCGTCCGATTCGCTGCAATCTTCAACTTCTAACAATGCCGACACCATCGCTGATTTTAGTACCTGCACGATTCAAAACGGGCAAACTCTACACCCCTGTCGCTACGACTTCGGGCGGTTTGGTCTTGGGTGCATCGGGCGACTTCAATGTAACCCGTGCTACGACTGCGACCCGTGTGAATGCAAGCGGATTTATTGAGTCGGTGGCTTCGGGGATTCCGAGGTTGGATTACTTCGCAAGTGGTGGCGTTGTTGGCTGCCCTGCGTTGCTTGTGGAGCCTGCTGCGACCAATAGTATACGCAACAACACAATGGTCGGAGCGGTTACAGGAAGCCCCGGAACTTTGCCGACAAATTGGGCAAATGATATTGGCACATTAACTCAAACGATTGTTGCAACGGGCGTTGTAAGCGGAATTACTTACATTGACATTCGTCTTAGTGGAACAGCAAGTTTAAATGTCAACACGATTGCGCTTGAAACAACCACAGCCATTACTGCAAGCGTAGGACAAGCATGGACTGAATCGGCTTATTTGTCGGTTGTTTCTGCGCCTAATCCTCCAACGAATTATCAGGCAGCCATACAGGAGCGCAATGCTGCTGGAACGTACCTCACCGATGGAACGCAAAACCTAACGCTGACATCAAACTTAACGAGGTATTCGTTCACTCGCACTTTAACAAATGCAAACACGGGAAGGGTTACGCCTGCGATTTATCTGCCAACAACTATTGGTCAAGCATATAATTTCACTCTTCGCATTGGCTTACCTCAAATGGAGCAGTCAAGCGTTGCTACATCCGTAATCCCCACAACCACCGCAGCGGTAACCCGCAACGCAGACGTGATAAACGTATCAGGCGCAGTCAGCGGTTGCATCGGGCAGACCGAGGGGACGCTTTATGCGGAGGTGGACATACGGACATTTGCGAATCTTGGAGTGTTTTTATCAATCTCTAATGGTGGAGGTAATGATAGGATTGAGATTTACAAAAATACGGATAGCAAAATCTATTTTGATAGAGTGTCAGCAACGGCGAGTGGGACAACAAGTGTGAGTTCAACTTCTACATATAGTGCTGGAATTTTAAAGGTTGCGGTTGCTTACAAGTCGGGCGATACAATTATGTATATTAATGGGTCGCCAGCAACAACGGTGCAAACCGCAACGTTCACATTCCTGCCAATTACTAAAATAAACATCGGGACGAATCGTGCGGATATAAGCCAATTCAACGACCGCATCCGTGCTGCTGCCCTCTACACCACAAAACTCACGAACGCTCAACTCGCAGCCCTTACAACCTAACGATGCCCTGCTTTCGCAAACTCTCGTTCCCCTCTGCAAACATCGCAGACCAAGTTCTCGCTAAATTGGACCCCATGGATAGCGTTGTAATCCTCGGCCACCTATGCGAACAAGCCGACGAGGAAGGCAACTGCGTGAAGGTCCGCAAGGAGTTCAGCGTTGACGTGCTATTTAACGCAGACGAGCCAAACGAACTCGCTGCACCCTACGTCATTTGGCCTCGCCCCTGCGGTGTCCACGCCTTCGCAGGTTGGGAGGAACAATACACCGAGGACTACCACCAACACAAATCACTATGAGATTATTTCGCAAACGCAACCCCGAAACCCTTAAACTCCCTTTTATGAAATCAGCAGTCATCGCACTACTTCGCCACCTTTTGACCTTCATCGGCGGAACACTCGTCGCCAAAGGCATCATCGATGCAGCCACTCTCACCGAAATTATCGGTTCCGTATTGACCTTGCTTTCAGTAGGTTGGATGGCTTTGGATAAGACAAAGGGCGAGCCGAACAAGTAATGAACCTGATAGAAACCACCATCGTCGGGAGCGTTGCAGCAATCGTCGGTGGAGCGGTCGCTTGGTTCACCAAGGGCCGTGTAGAATCGGACTCCCTGCAAGTCAGGCAGGCCCAAGCGGTCCTCGCTATGTGGCAGGCTACCAGCGAGTCACAAAACAAAGAATTAACACAACTTCGTAATGAGGTCGTAAGTTTGCGTCAACGACTTGAGGAAATGGAACACACCATCCACTCCCTCCAAGCCGAGAATGCCAAACTTAAAAACCTCGTATGATTCTACCAGCCACCAAGCACACCCGAAACATCCACGAAGTAACCTGCCAATCGGGGCAGGAGTTCTTACTTGTCAGCGACCTGCATTGGGACAACCCCCATTGCGATAGAGGCTTGCTCAAAAACCATTTAGACGAAGCCGTCAAGCGGAATGCTGCCATTATCCTAAATGGCGACACTTACTGCTGCATGGGTGGGAAATATGACCGCCGTGCGGACAAGTCCCTGATTCGTCCCGAACACAACACCGACCGATACTTTGACGCTATCGTGGACACCTCGGTGGAATGGTTTGCTCCATACGCCAAAAACATTTTGTTGATAGGCTACGGCAACCACGAAACCGCTATCATTAAACACGGGGAAACGGACCTGCTGCAACGCTTCGCCAGCACCCTTAACTACGCCACAGGGTCAGCGGTTCAAGTTGGAGGTTACGGAGGAACTATTGACATCCGAGTGCTTCACGATACAATCCGTGGAGTCAACTTCGTAGTGCATTATTTTCATGGGCATAGTGGGGGAGGCGCGGTTTCGCGCGGAGTAATTCACGATCAGAGGCTACTTGCCGGGACCGAAGGCTACGACTTGACTTGGATGGGCCATGTCCACGAATTGTACTACCACCAAAATATGGTTCACCGCTATGACCGTTCAACCAAAACACTCATTCAAAAACCTATTCACCAACTTCGTACGGCTACTTACAAGGAAGAATGGGACGGAGGCTACATGGGCTTTCATACTGAGCGAGGACGAGGCCCGAAGCCTTTGGGAGGCTATTGGCTAAAACTGGAAACCTCAAGGAATACCAGCAAGGACAACAAGGGTCCCGAACTTCAAGTCCACGCCACCTTCACGCCAGCGGATAGGTTGTACTGACCTATTTGCTTCCTTCGCCTCCTGCGACAGGTTCTACACCGCTGGCAGTTAGGTACAGGTAGCCGTACTCCTTTTCAGCATTAAACTGGGGACAGGCTTTCGTAACACCCGGAAAGTCCCTGTGTCCGCATATCCGAGCGGTAGGGTACTTCTTGAGCCAATCAAGCAGCACCACGGCAATCGCTTGACGTTGGCCGATACTACGGTCATCTTTGTCCTTGCCTCCGATATAACTGACGTGGAGGCTTGTAGCGTTGTGGCCTTGCACCCCATTGGTTACGGCTGAATCAGGAGCCAAGACCGTTACATTCCCAGTCGAATCAATGATCTTGTGGTAGCCCACCGACTTCCATCCAAGGGCCTCCTTCCAATGCTTGCGGATGCTGGCGATGGTCGTATGCTTGGGAGTAGCCGTACAATGGACGACGAGGTGGGTGATGGTGCGATTCATTCTTCGGGATTTAGTTTGTGGAAGTAGTTGACCGCAACAGGGTCGGCAACATCGGGACCGCTGGATAGGTGGACCTCCTTGGTTCCCTGCCATTGAGCCATTGCCGGGTCATAGCCCAACAACTCGCAGGCTTTCCGATATTCAAGCAGGAGGGCGTGGTTGCCTTCAAGGTCAGCGTTGTCGATGGCTATCATGAGCCTTTCCAAGGCGTTTGTCAGGGCCTTGGCAGGTCGTAGAGAGTGGTATTCGGGCATGGGTTAGGTTTGTACAAATGTATGGAAATAGCCCCAAATCGCAATAAAACGGGGGATGAATAATTTTTTTGCTACGAGGTGGCACAAAATGGATTATACTGCATTATCTTTGCTTTACAAACCAAACCTCAAACCTATGCTTATACTTGGATTTGCTCATCAGTTCTACACCCTTTGGGATGTAACCGAGAGTCCCGTTTACGTTACGGATGCTTATGGTAACCACCACCTTGCACGGGTTAACCATCAATTTAACTACATAAAGAATGTCGCAATTGACAAGGCCGATGCTATGGCTAAGTACCCGAATGTGCCAATTGACGAGAATTTGCGTGGCAAGTCAAGGAGTTTTTCCGAAGAAGGCGCAGACCAGCGTCCTACTGACATCGTTTGGTTTGGCAAGTATGCTGGCCTACCGTTGGCCGAGGTTGCTGACAAGAACTTTGAATATATCTTGTGGATGCACGAAAACTGCGGCCGGTATGTGGATGCTATTGAGGCACTACCACAATATCAAAAGCACCTTGCTGACATTGCCTCCAAGCGTTCAGCAGCCTTAGCCAACGCCTTCAGTTGGGAGCAAGGCTCATCGATTGACATTATAGGTACACGCAACGGCTATAATTGTGTTCCGGTTGATGAGGTAGGCGAAAATGGCTTACGCTATTGCTTGTTTGATGCAGAGTTGCCTACGGGCGAGCCTGTTTGTGTCAAGGCAAATGATTGTAGGTTGGTCAGCGGTAAGTACCCTTACATTATGCCGGTAGTCAATGGCAAAGCGGTCAAGACCAAAAACAAAGCATTCACCATTACCCCGTCATCATTTCAAGCAACTCTATCAAGCAACAACGAAATCCAATACTTTGTCACCCTCTAACCTCAAACCTCAAAACCATGAACCACGAAACCAAAGCCAAACTCAAAGCAGCCCTCGCAACGGGGTACATCCTGCTGACCGCCTGCCTCGGCATCGCCTTCTTCGGCAGATTCATCTTCGCACTCCTAACCAACTAAACCTCAAAACCATGCACAAATTCAAAACCACCAACATCAAAGGCAAGGACTATGTCGAAGTCAATCAACGCCTCCTGTACTTTCGCAACGAACCTGCCTACGCTGGCTGGTCGTTGGAATCCGAACTCGTAGAACTACACGCTGACCGCTGCTGCGTCCGTGCAGTTATCCGGGACAACGAGGGTCGCATCCGTGCTACGGGCCATGCCTCCGAGGACCGTACCTCCAGCATGATCAACAAGACCTCCTACGTCGAGAACTGCGAAACATCCGCTTGGGGCCGTGCTTTAGCCTGCATCGGTATCGGTATCGAAACGAGCATTGCATCGTCCAACGAGGTGCAGATGGCGATTGCGCAGCAGAACCTTGGCGACCTGAACGACAAACTCGGACTGGTCCCTTCCTACGACGAACTGACCACCGCAACGCTCAAGGCTGACTTCCTCGCATTGCTTGACAAACTGCCAAAGGAGCAACAGGCGAAGTTTATGAAGGACATCGACCACATGACCCCTGCCCGATTTGAGAAAGGCATCCAATTCATCCAAAACCAACTTGCAAGACCATGAGCCTACTACAACAAATGAATGCTTACGAGTTTAAGAAACTACTTGAGTACAAGGAGAAAAAACCAAGAGAAGGAGAAGCCCTCGTTAAAGCGTTGACTGAAACCGACTACGTCAGTCAATTGAAAGTTTGCGATGCAGTTGACCTTTGCGTTGTATTGGATTATCCTAACCTTAGTGCTTTTCGCTTTCTTTTCGAATCTTTTAAATCCAAGCCATGAACCTACTTGAACAAATGAACGCAGCGGAGTACAAGAAACTCCTTGAGTTTAAAGAAAAATTCCCGACCATTGGCCTTGACTTGGTCAAAGCCTTGACCGAGAAAACCCTGCCCATCCAACTAACATTTGGCGAGTGTATTGACCTGTCCAATGCCGTCGGCATTCCTTTTGATAATTTCGCACTCGGCATCTTTGACACCTTCAAATCCAAGCCATGACCTACCCCACACTCATAACCATCCCCAAGAGCGACATCTGCAAGGCAGAGATAGCCCAAATAGCCCAGCAACTGACCGACCGAATCAATGACGGAGAGGTCAACCCCATCGAGGCCCACATCAAGTTAAAGGCCATCGTCAAGGCTTTGGAAGCCACTATCAAGGCCACCGAGCAGACCGTAGCCGACGAAGCCTCCAAGCACGGCAAGACCTTCCAAGCCTTCGGAGCGGAGATAACCCTCAAGGAAGGGAGCCTCACGCCTAATTACGAGGAAGACGAAGTGTATGCCGACCTTAAAGCACAAATGAAAGCGAGGGAGGAACTGCTGAAAATCGCCTTTCGCCAAGCCGGGAAGACCGCTATCTTTGACGAATCAACAGGCGAGCAGGTTCCAGTCTGCACCGCCAAGGCCACCAAAGCGTCCATAGCCGTTAGTTTCAAATGAGAAGAGCCTCCGATGCCGTAAGGGTTTACAGGTTGCTATGCGACCGCCCATACCGAGCCAAGCAGATCGCTGAACTGCTGGGCAACAAAGAACGCTACACCTACCGGGTGCTGCACGACCTCCTAAATTCCGGCTATGTCGGAGTAACCAAGTCTTACTATCACAAACTCGAAACCCCAACCCCAACCATTTACAACCCCCAACCATGAAAGACGGACAAACATTTGGCCAATGGTTGAACTGGAACTTTAAGACCAATGGATTCCTTGAAATTAAAGACAGGAAGGGTAATGGTGTTTACCATGAGTATTTAAATGGATATTGG